TATGAGTGGTCAGCCGGATTGACCACGACTAGGTACACGAGCTCTGAAGGTGACATTTCATTCGGCGGGTTTACTTGGGCATCTAGAACTTTGACACGAGACGGTTTCGGTAAGATGGTTGAAACTGAACAGTCAACTCTTGAAGTCAAGATGCCAACCACGGATCCAATCGCCAGTCAGTACATCGGGATTCAGCCAGCTGACAGAGTCGACCTTGTCCTATCGAGGATCCACGAGGTCATGTCACCTGCTTCATCTCTAGTACTGTTCAGAGGGTTTGTGACCTCTGTAGCCTTTAAAGATGAAATAGCGACGTTGACGTTGAAGCCTTTTAATGAACTGTTCCAACGAGAAATGCCAAGGCAGACCTATCAGGGCCTCTGCAACCACGTCCACTATGACGGCCGGTGCGGTATAATTGAGTCAGCAGCACCAAATCAATTGATCGGTACAGTTATCTCTCAAACGAACAACGGTGAGATTATCAACGTTCCGGGCGCCGGCTCTGTAGCAGACAACAAATCGCCGCTCCAGGCTTTCAAGGGTGGCTTTGCTCGCACATCTGATTTCAGTGATTTCAGATTGATACTCGATCAGGACGGAGACGATTTGACTTTGCTGCTCCCGTTCAGTTCAAGTGTCTTGGGAACCTCAATTGTCTTGCAACGTGGCTGTGACAGAAGCGTCGTCACTTGTGTGGCTAAGTACGGCAACATCATAAACTACGGTGGGTTCCCTCACGTACCAGGAGTTGACCCTTGGGCGCAGGGAACGTTCATTGAGCCCGCAACTGAAAATGAGCCTGACCCAGAATTACTTGGAAAATTCTTGAGGGCACTCACCTAATGGTTTGGTGGATCACACTGCTATGGTACGTCGGGACAACTATCGTCTCTGAGTTGTTGCGTCCAAAACCAAACCTCGAGAACGCTAGGCCGTCCTCACTCGGAGATTTCCAACGACCGACTTCGCAGGAGGGTCGTGTCATTCCTCTACTGTGGGGAACCGTTGTACAGAAAGGTCCCAATCTTATCTGGTTCGGAGATCTTGAAGCCGTTGCCATAACCGAGAAAGTCAAGACTGGATTGTTTTCGAGCGACACGATTACTAAAGGGTTCAGGTATTTCTTAGGGATGCAGCTCGCCCTCTGTCGTGGTGAGTTGGCAGCTGACGGAGTCGATGGCATACGCCGTATATGGGTTGACTCCAAACTAGTCAGGGACGCCGCTGGATCACCGCCCGTGTTCAGTCCGGTCGTGTCAGGAAACATATCAATTTCACGACCAGATTTCACGGGTGAAGATTCTAACTTGGTTGGGACGTTACAAGTCCTTCCTGGGTCATCTTCACAAGCGGTCAACGCATATCTCTCGGCTGTGGTTGTGGGCGGAGCGACAGAACTTCCGGCGTACAGAGGAACCGCTTATGCTGTATGGCCAGCGGGTGAGATCGGAACGTCGCCGACATTGCAACCTTGGAAGTTTGAAGTCACACGTATACCAAACGGTCTGTCATTAAGCGGCTCACCGAACATGTCAAGGATCTGGGAAGATGGCGTCCCACACGCCAATCCAATGAACGTCCTGTACGAAATACTCACCGATGATGATTGGGGCGCATCAGTTAGTCCAAGTCTTATTGACACGACTTCATTCGTTGATGTAGCGACTACTCTTTACACCGAAGGCAACGGGTACTCACTCATACTTGACAATCCAAAAGACATCGGTTCAATGATTGAGGAGATTGAACGACAGACAGATGGTGTCCTGCTGCTGAACGAATCGACTGGCCTGTACGAGTATCGACTCGCTAGGGAAGTCGCAGACTCACCTGACTTGACTCGCACAGTAGATGAATCGAATTGTGTGTCGGTGGACTTTTCAAGAACAAGTTGGGAAAACACGATCAATGAAGTTCGGGTACCCTTTAACTCACCGCAA